TCTTTGCTTCCTGTTCACGTTTCCAGGCGGCAAAGCATTCGAACAGAAATTCCTTCATGCTGCCGTAGCCGTGGATGATCGAGGTGGTCTTGAACTCCGTATGCCAGTCCTTTGGCATGTTGAAGGTCATCGGAACCTCTTTCTTTTCCTTCATATTGTTGGCCGGCTGCACCGCCTTGGTGTCCGGCAGGAAGCTCTTCTGCTTTGGGGGTGGCACAGCGGCACGGGTCTTCTTTGCTTGGGTCATGCTGCGCGCTCCTGCACTTGGTTGACGAACTCTACGATCTCCGCGGCCAGAAGATCCGCGCGCTCAGCCAGCTTACCGACGTGATCTGCGACCTCTGAGATCGCCTGACCGTGGTTCTGGGCGCGCTGATAGCTGTTCTTGGCCACAATGTCCTGATCGGCCACTGCGAAGCCGTCCAGGTATTCACGCGCCTCCCGGAGCGCAACCTGGCTGTCGTCGGTCTTGTTGAGCACGAAGAGTATCCGACCGGCGTCAACGCCTTTTGACGCGAGCTCCTTTGCAAAGGCAAGCTGCGGCTCCAGGTCATCGAGCGCCAGGCCGGTGGGGAGTATAACCAGATCCGAAACCTTGGCGATGTCCAGGCTGGACTGGTCAGAGTCCGGGCGGCCATCCGCGACCACCAGGTTGTAATCTTCGCGGCGCAGGCGGGTAGGGGAGATGAACGCCTCTGCGTCGATCTTCGGCTCTATGCCCTTTTCAGCGCGACTTCTGGCCCATTTCTGAGATGTGAGCTGGGTTGTGTTGAAATCGCATATTTTCACCGTCCAGCCAGCGGAGGCGTAGGTTCGCGCAACCAGTCGAGCGACCGTGCTCTTACCAACGCCGCCCTTTTGGCTCAGGCATGCGATAACGAGATCTGCCATTGGTGCCTCATGTAGCTATTTGTTGTTATAGCTACATGGCTACACCATTAGATATGGATTCGTCCAGTTTCAGAGCGGTTTGAACTTTGGACTGTCGAAAAGTGTCTCATATTGGTCGAGGGTAGGGCAGAGCACATTCCAACTGAACCGAATTCGGTCAGAGGGAATAGACTCCATTCGGATCGTCTCGGACTCGGCATAATCCGGAATCCGATGAATCTTGCGCGCCTCACGGATGGTCATTTCCGCCCGACCGGTCAGCTTCTCGATACGGTCCAGCGCGACCTCGCACAAGCGCCGGGATGTAGGCAGCCAGAGCATGCTGCTCATACTGGCCACATCGGGGCCGTGTTTCAGGGTGCTCGCGGTTTCCTCAATGAACGCGACCTCGGCGGCTTCAGGATTTGCACCCTGAAGCTCACCAACCAGGCGGTCTTCGAAATAGACCTGGATCGTCATTGCTCGATTACGTCCGAGATGCGCTCCAGCAGGCGGAGGAGGGCGTCGTCTTCGTGCAGACCTTCGGCCAGGCCGTCATTCAGGACGGTGTGATGCACGGCAGCTTTGGAATAGGTGTCGAATTCGTATTTGGAGGGGCCGGCTTCGGGATTGTCGATCTCAATCACGGTGGCGCCCAGATCGGCCCAGTAATGGCCTTGCTCGCGGCGGCAGGAGGCGAGCACGTATTTGGTGCCGGGCTTCATCTGGTTGTAGGCCATCAGCGGGATGATGTCGCCGCCGAACCTCTCTTCCAGCGCATTGCCCAGCTCTCCGAGGATCTCGCGCGCTTCAACCTCGCGGCCCAGCAGGTTGACGACTTCGGATTTGCCGGTTTGGGTGAACACCTGGTCTTCTGTCAGGTTTAACCATTTGACGGCGAATTCGCGCATGGGCAGGCCGTCATCCACTTGCTCATATCCAAAGGCTTCATGCAGCAGCTCGGCCGCGGTGGTTTTGCCTGAGTTGGGATTTCCGCAGAAGACGACGATATCGGGAAGGTTCATATTGGGCTCTCTTGTTTAAGTAAGTGCTGACTTACTTATAACGGAGAGATAAGTGATTGCTTACATTTCCGGAGAAGTTCTAGCTATGTGACTTTTTAGGCACATAGCTAGTTAGCTATCAGGCGGCTTTTGCTTCGGAGAAGAGCGACCAATCGAAATCCTGGCCATCAGGCAGGATACCTTCGGCAAAGCCGGGCGTGCGCTGAACGATGCGCTTGCGCTGACCCTGGTGCTCCCGGAGGTAGGTGTTCAGGTTGCAGCTGTAATCGGCGATGAACGCGATGTTCGGGCCTTTCTTCTTGGCACGCAGGCCGCGGCCGATGCGCTGGCGCAGGGCAACCTCTGCCTTGCCACCGCCACAGAGCCCGACCAGGCCCACTGCAGGCACGTCAACACCGACATCGAGGATGGTGGTGCCGATAATGCCGTCCAGCTCGCCGGAGACGAGTTTCTGGATCTGGGCCTTGCGGTTCTTCATGTCATCCTCGCCGCGGAGGAACTCAAAGCGCAGCCCGTTGGTCTTCAGCACCTTCCGGAGCAGCTCGCCGTGGTTCTTCCTGGCCACCAGCAGCAGGGTAGGGAGCTTATACGTCGCGGCCATGCGACAATCCTTGACGATCTCGGCGTGCATATTCGGGTTTTCCGTGAACCCGAACTTGAGGGCGCGCTCGTAGGGCGATGATTTGCGCAGCTTTTCATGCGGCTCGACATCGGCAAACTTGAAATAGGGCTTGGCCAGGATGCCGCGGGAGATCAGCAGATCCTCGGACACGTCGATCAGCACCGGGCCGAAGGCAGCCATCAGGCGCATGTTGTCGGCTGCAGAGGAGCGCATGAACGGTGTCGCGGTCAGAGCAACCCGGATCGTCGCATTCTTGCAGTGGCGCAGGATCTCGTAATAGGAGGTGCCGCCAACCTCGTGGGCCTCTTCCCCGATCACAACCTCGACCATCGACAGGAACTTGATGATGGCATTGCGCTTGCGCACCTTCTTGTCGAAGCGCTCCTGAGCGATCTTGGCGATCTCCTCGTAGGGCATGTTCTCGTCTTTGTCCTTGGCGGTATGGATCGACTTCACCACGGCCCGGTGCTCGACATCGAGGCTGGGCTCTTCCAGCGCCTGGACCAGGGTCTGCACCATGCCAAGGTTGATACCGCGCACCACCTTCATTTGACTGTCACCGATCACGCCGGAGTTGAATCCGATGTCATCCAGCTGGTCTTTCATCTGGTAAAGCAGAATTCCGCGCGTCGTCAGGAACAGGGTCATGCGCCGATAGCGCGCCATGATCAGTTTAGCGATCTTCGACTTACCGCCGCCGGTAGCGACACGAATGATGCCAGCCCCATGCTTTTCCACCTGGCGCAGCGCTTTGATCTGGAAATCATAGCGAGGATCGTCATTTCCGAACTCATCGACGATCGGGTTCTCCGGGCCGAGCGGTTCCGCATGCGGTTTCTGGATGATGTGAACGGTGTGTTCGAGCTTGGTCAGCTCCGCCTGCACAACATTGAGAAAGCCCGCCGGGAATGTGCCCGTTGCTGCGTTGAAAAAGGAGCTCTTGCCGGAGAAGGAACCGAAGCCGCCTGACTCCACCTCATAGGAGAGCAGGGAGGTGACGAAATTCGCTACATTGGGCGGTGGGTCGATCAGCTTTGCAGCGACGGCGTTCCTCGCAATTTTGATGTTGGCCAAATCTAAGGTTCCTTTTTGGTTGCAATGGGAGCTTTCGTTCGTCTATATGATAAGTAATTGCTTACTTAAACGGAATATCTGTTGATGCCCGAAGTTCAATATCTCACCGTGTCGGTGAGCGAGCTGCGCAAGAACCCCTGGAACTCGAACCAGGTGAGCGCAGAAAACGAGGCCAAGATCCGCGAGTCGATCAAGCGGAATGGCATCTTCAAGCCGATCATTGTCCGGGAAGTTGAAGGGCAGGGCGGTTACGAGATCATTGGCGGTGAACACCGCTGGGAACAGGCCGCCGAACTGGGTCATACCGAAGTGCCCATCGCCAATCTCGGAACGATCGATGACCGGCGCGCAAAAGAGATCGGTGTCATCGACAATGCCCGCTACGGGATCGACGACACGCTCAGCCTGGGCGAAATCCTGAAGGATATCGGCGCTGACGATCTGCAAGATTACCTCCCTTATGGTGACACCGATCTGCAAGCGATCTTCTCTGCTTCTGATATAGCGCTGGATGATCTGGATATTGATGAATCCTTCGAAAAACCCTCTGAAAATGAAGAGGAAAACGAAG